GCAGTGCTGGCGAACATCGACATCATATTTCCTCAAGTTCTTCTCAAGGTATAGACCATGATAAAATTCAAACGCTTGACAACGACGTGTACAACACCAAAACGGGCCACAGCAGGGGCAGCTGGGTTCGACATCTACTCAGACCAAGACGTCGCCCGCGTTCACTTCGGGCAAGTAGTGACTATTAGTACGGGGATTGCCGTTGCCATACCAGATGGGTTTGTCGGCCTGATCAAACCACGTAGTGGGCTGGCCGTTAGCCGAGGCGTGGACACTATGGCAGGTGTAATTGATTCCGATTACCGTGGCGAGATCCGCGTTGTGATGACGGTTCACAGTACAGACATCATGCCATTTAGAGTTGAGCGCGGTGAGCGTATTGCACAGTTAATTGTAGTGCCGGCAATGTTGGTCTCGACTGAGGTGGATGAGCTGGACGACACCACACGGGGTAAGAAAGGTTTTGGCTCGACGGGGATCAACTAATGACACTGGAACAACTACAGCACAGGCTGAAACCTCTTAACCTGAAGTACGTTGCGCGGGAGACAGGCGTCAGTTACTCGACTATATACAACTTAGCGAACGGGGGTAAGCGGGTCTCATTCCCCATCGTTACAACATTAATGGAATGGTTGGAGGCACAATCACAATGAACATTTATATGCTTAGCTGGTTAGATGACCGTATGGAAAAGCAAACAATGCCTGTCGCAGCGGATACCGAAGCAACCGCCTACGACATTTGGGAAGATGAGGTAGCCGACGATCTTTGCTCTGAGTTGACAGAGATTGTTTTGTGGGAGAAGCCGCAATGAGCCGATACACACCCCAGAAAGCGCCGTGTTATTCGTGCGGGCGGATTGTTGCCGCACCCCTGTACCTCAACCACAAAAGCGGCAAGCGCCACAGCAGCTGCATACTGTGCGAAGAAAAATACAGGCAGGTTACTGCGCGTAGCGAACTGGATCGCATAGACTACACTAAACTAAACTCATTATGGAGAGTAACAACATGAACTACGCAAAAGTAACACCTGAAAGTTTACGGTCCGACGCCGAGAAAATGTACGCTCGTGCAGATGCGTTAGAGCAGAAGCTAAAGTTCTTCGATGGTAAAATCTGCGAACTGTGCGGTGGAACAAAGCGCCACACAAGAAGCGCACGTTGTGTGAATACCCGAGATCACATCGACAATTCTTTGCTTGTAGAGAATCTCAGGGAACCCAGAACAACACAATTAAGTACGAGGAAATGGTAATATGGCGATGACTCCAGAAGCGAAAGTTAAGAAGAAAGTAGTAGCACACCTGAAGACGTTAGGGGCTTACTACTTCTACCCAGTCACTGGCGGGTTTGGTAATAGCGGTGTCCCAGACATCATTGGTTGTTACGGAGGTACATTCTTTGGTATAGAATGTAAGGCGGGTAAGAACAAACCAACACCCCTACAAGAAAAGAACTTATCAGCTATAAAAGCCAACGATGGTATAGCCATCGTTATTAATGAAGACAACATAGACGACGTGCTGATCTATGTTGGTGGTATGCACAAGAACCCACAACAGCTCGAACTTGATCTTACGTTTGCGTTTACGGGTACGTGATCTCAGCACTGCAATGGAGAAATGTATGTTAGCAAAGACTAAAGAATACTGGGAAGACCTCGCGTGTATATGTGAGACAGCCGAGGTCATCGCCCCGAAGTGGTCACCCCTGAAGTACGTGTTCAAGTGGTATGCCAGCGTCGCTCGCAAGAATGCTCTAAGCGCGCCTACCGATGCAGAGATCTGTGTGAAGGAGCATGGTGATGAACGATAACCCACGTAGGGAGATGCCCTACACAGAGGATATGGTGAACCACCCAGCGCATTACAGCTTCGGCAGTGTCGAGTGCATTGATGGTATAGAAGCCTCGATGACAGCTGAGGCGTTTAAGGGATACTGCAAAGGCGCAGCACTGAAATACCTCTGGCGTTATGAGAGCAAGGCCAAGCCGAAAGAAGATTTGCTGAAAGCGCAGTGGTACCTGAATAAATTAATAGAAAAGGTGGGTATGTGATGGACCTTATAACCGTAGATTTCGAGACGTTTTACAGTAAGGAATTTTCACTATCTAAGATGACAACAGAATCATACATCCGTGACCCACAGTTCGAGGTGGTCGGTGTAGGGATAAAGGTTAACAATGAACAAACTGAATGGGCAAGTGGAACGCATGAACAGATCAGAGAATACCTACACACCTTCAATTGGTCGGAGTCTATGGTCCTCTGTCACAATACTCTTTTTGATGGTGCCATTCTTAGCTGGCGTTTTGGTGTGCATCCTCGCGTTTATACCGATACTCTTTGCATGTCCCGTGCTCTTCATGGGGTGGAAGTTGGTGGAAGTCTCAAAGCGCTTACTGAAAGGTATAATATCGGAGTCAAGGGCACGGAGGTACTCAACGCCCTCGGAAAACGACGAGGTGATTTTTCACCAGAAGAACTAGACCGGTACGGTGACTACTGTATCAACGATGTAGACCTGACGTACAAGTTGTTCGGTATCCTGATGCAGAAAGGTTTCCCTAAGCAGGAGCTTAGGTTGATCGACTTAACACTGCGTATGTTTATCGATCCGATACTTGAACTCGATACTGGCCTACTGGAGTCACACCTCGAAGACGTTAAAGACCGTAAGGATAAGCTGTTAACAGATGCCGGTGTTACTGATAAGAAAGAGCTGATGAGTAACCCGAAGTTTGCTGAGGTGCTTAAAGCACTCGACGTAATTCCGCCGACTAAGATAAGCCTGACAACAGGTAAGGAGACGTGGGCGTTTGCTAAGTCCGACGAAGCCTTCAAGGCACTGTTAGACCATGAGAACGACCAAGTACAGGCGCTGGTTGCTGCAAGGCTGGGCACGAAAAGCACCCTAGAAGAAACGCGTACTCAGAGGTTTATAGATATATCCAAACGTGGTCTGATGCCGGTACCGATTCGTTACTACGCCGCGCATACCGGACGCTGGGGAGGTGATGATAAGATCAACATGCAGAACCTACCTAGCCGGGGAGTCAACGGTAAGAAGTTAAAGAGTAGTATCATGGCCCCTGAAGGGTACACCATTATTGACGCTGACTCCGCACAGATCGAAGCACGTGTCTTGGCATGGTTTGCTGGGCAGGATGACTTGGTAGCTGCGTTTGCTAACAAGGAAGATGTGTACAAGTACATGGCGTCGAGCATATACGGTGTGCCTGTAGATGAGGTAACCAAAGACCAGCGGTTCGTTGGGAAGGTTACCATTCTCGGTGCAGGTTACGGTATGGGTGCAGTACGGTTCAAAGAACAGTTGAAGACGTTTGGTTTCGATATGGAGCTGGCAGAGGCACGACGTGTTATTAGTATATACCGTACTGCTAATGGTAAAATTAACCAAGTCTGGCGTGATGCCCAGAGCATGGTCAAGCAGCTTGCCGATGGGTATACGTTACAGATCGGGTTAGAAGGTATCCTCGAAGTGATTGGGGCAGAGAAGGCCATACGTATACCATCTGGTTTGTTGTTACGGTATGAGGATCTGAAGGCTGAGTACACTGAGGATGGTCTGGAATACACGTACAAAACTAGACGAGGCCGAACGCGTATCTATGGTGGTAAGGTAGTTGAGAACGTCTGCCAAGCGATAGCACGTTGTATTATTGGTGAACAAATGTTACAAATAGCCAAGAGATACCGCGTTGTGCTAACCGTGCACGACTCAGTTGTATGCTGTGTACCCGATGCAGAGGTGGCAGAAGCACAGACGTATATCGATATGTGTATGCGAAAGACACCTTCATGGGCAGCCGGATTACCCCTAGACTGTGAGAGTTTAACCGGTCAATCCTATGGAGATTGTGAATGATAAATGTAGCCCCGTGGTCGTTCAGTAAGATCAAATCTTTTGAACAATGTCCTAAGCAGTTTTACCATGAGAAGATACTGAAAGAGTATCCATTCACGGAGACTGACGCTACCCGATACGGTACGGAGTTTCATACCTCTGCCGAAGACTACATCGGTAAGGGTACTCCACTACCTATTAGGTTTTCTTTTGCACAGGACATGTTGGACGCGTTGAACGCTAAACAAGGTGATAAGCTGTGCGAACTGAAGATGGGGATGACGGAAAACTTGGAGCCATGCGGGTTCTTTGACAAGGATGTATGGTTTCGGGGGATCGCCGACCTGATCATATTGGATGGTGACCTCGCGTGGGTGATCGACTATAAGACAGGTAAGAACTCGAAGTATGCGGATAAGGGCCAGCTAGAACTGATGGCGCTTACAGTGTTCGCCCACTATCCACAGGTTAAGAAGATACGGGCAGGCTTACTGTTCGTTGTTAGTAACGATCTAATCAAAGACAGCTATGCCGATTTCGACAAGACGAAACTCTGGGAGAAATGGCTAGGCAAATATGCACGCATGCACGCTGCGGCGAAGGCAGATACTTGGAACCCTAACCCTAGTGGGTTGTGTAAGAGGTATTGCCCGGTCACAGTGTGCGTACATAACGGGAGAAACTAATGCCATACAAAGATCCGAAAGACCGAAAGAAGCAGACGAACAATCCAGTAGACAGTAAGGAGTTTAAGGCGCGTATGGAACGGCAGCGTGCCCGTAGAGCAGTAGACAAGGAAGGTGTGGATAAAGATAAGAATGGCAAAGCGGACAAGCGTGAGGGCAAAGACGTCAGCCATAAGAAGGCATTGTCGAAAGGCGGCTCGAACAAAGACGGGTATATCATAGAAAGCGCAAGCAAGAACCGTGCACGGAACTATAAGAAAAAGAGTTAGTGTCACACTAACAAACTCGCGCCCTACCTAGGGCGCTGCGATGGAGAACACTGTGGAAATTCTTAACAACAAGGCACTCTTGTTGCGGCTTCGTAACCCCCAAAAGGTTACCACCGTAATACCAAAGAGCAAAGAACTGCAAAATAACGAAGTCCTCGTCAACTGGGGATTAGAAGAAGCACACGTCTTAAAGAATCTTGGTATGCGCGTGCCGTCACCTATCGAAGGGCGATACGATTGGCCCGGCCAGTACAAACCTTTCGACCATCAACGTGTTACTGCGTCTTTCCTTACGATGAATCGGCGGTCCTTCTGCTTTAATGAGCAGGGCACTGGCAAGACAGCCTCCGCTATATGGGCTGCTGATTTCCTGATGACTCAGCGCAAGATCCGTCGCGTCCTAGTAATCTGCCCCCTATCCATTATGGATTCGGCATGGCGTGCGGACCTGTTTAGCTTTGCTATGCACCGCACGGTTGATGTGGCCTATGGAGCAAAAGAGAAACGCCGGAAGATAATCAATGGTGGGGCTGAGTTCGTCGTAATAAACTATGACGGAGTAGAGATTGTTGCAGAAGACATCGCCAATGGCGGTTTCGACCTGATCATTGTGGATGAAGCAACACACTACAAGAACCCCCAGACAAAGCGTTGGAAGTCCCTGAACAAGTTGATAGGGCCGACTACATGGTTGTGGATGATGACGGGTACTCCGGCGGCACAGTCCCCCCTAGACGCCTACGGCATTGCCAAGCTAGTTAACCCCCAAGCAGTGCCTCGGTTCTTCGGGTCGTTCCGTGACCAAGTAATGGATAAGCTCACACAGTTTAAGTGGGTACCGAAAGCCAATGCCACCGATACGGTATACAAAGCCTTGCAGCCTGCCATACGTTTCACTAAGGAAGAGTGCTTAGACTTACCACCACTGGTGTACGTCACACGGGAAGTGGAGCTTACGCGCCAGCAGCTTAAATACTACAAGATGTTGAAAGAACGCATGGTGATACAGGCAGCGGGGGAAGATATTACGGCAGCTAATGCCGCTGTGAACATGAACAAGCTCCTGCAAATATCTTCTGGTGCAGTGTACACCGACGATGGAGACACCATAGCGTTTGATATTAGTCATCGGTATAAAGTCTTACGGGAAGTGATCGACGAGAGCAGTAAGAAGATCTTGATATTCGTCCCGTTCAAACACACGATCGACATCCTTACAGATAAGCTACGGAGTGAGGGGATAACCACTGAGGTTATCCGGGGCGATGTGCCTGTGGCGAAACGTACTGAGATATTTAGGACGTTCCAGACCACCGACAATCCTCGGGTGCTAGTCATCCAGCCACAATCAGCAGCGCACGGCGTTACCTTAACCGCTGCGAGTACTGTGGTTTGGTGGGGACCGACAAGCTCACTAGAGACTTATGCTCAGGCTAATGCTCGGGTACACAGAGCAGGACAAGATACCAAGTGTACTATCATACAGCTCCAAGGTTCCCCCGTAGAGAAACGCGTTTACGCAATGTTAGATAACAGACTAGACGTTCACACAAAAATGATCGATCTTTACAAAGAAATACTTGACTAGGGTACTAAACAGCATTAAAGTGGATCTCCCAACACGAACTGGGGTACCTAGGAGAGCAGATATGGATGAGGATAAAGGGTTAGCTGAGAAGTTAACCAAGGTGTACCTGAAGATACGGAACAAGAAGGCTGAGTTATCAGCCGAGTTTAAAAAGCAAGACGACGCCCTTGGCACACAGTTAGATAAGGTCAAGGCAGCACTACTCGACTACTGCAAAGAGCAAGGTCTTGAAAGTGTGAAGACTTCAGAGGGTTTGTTTTACCGGTCTGTTAGGACACGCTACTGGACAAGCGATTGGGAATCCATGCACAAGTTTATCCTTGAACATGAACTACCCGAGTTTTTTGAGAAGCGCCTAAACCAGACCCACGTAAAGCAGTTTCTCGAAGATAACCCAGAGTTAGTACCGAAAGGTCTTAATACTGACTCCGAATACATAATCTCAGTGAGGAAAAAATAATGACCGGACCATTTGTACCAATCGAAGAGTTAGCGAACCACTTTTCAGTATCTATATCCACGATCCGTGCGTGGGTTCGTCAGGGTAGCATCCCGAAAGATACTTATATCAAAGTAGGCAACACATACCGATTCTGTATTGGCGACGTGTCGCAAGCATTGACAGCTCAGGCCGAGGCCACGAAAGCTACTGTGACGCCTATCGGGGTTGAGATTGTCAGTGCTACGCAAGCTGAGCCTATTAACGTAAACCTAGATGATGATTATTAAGGGGAAATACTATGTCTGAAGTTACCTTGTTTGGAGACAACGCGCTTGTGACTGGCGACCTGTTTAAGTCGCTGCAAGATGTAAACGATAACCTGTTAAGCGGGTCAGGCGGTGGGGAGAAGCGGCACCGAATCAGCCTTAACGGTGGTAAGTTCCGTGAGTTTTCTGGTGGTGAGCAAGTATCCGTGAGCAAAGAAGACAACATGAATATCGTGGTTGTCAATGCAGCACCAATCTCACGTACTTACTATGAAGGGAATTATGACCCCCAGAATCCAACACCCCCGAAGTGCTGGTCAGCAGATACCCAGACCCCTGCACCTGAAGTAGCACCAGAGAATCGCCAGTCCAAACGGTGTATGGATTGCCCACAGAACATCAAGGGTTCTGGCCAAGGTGAAAGCCGCGCTTGTCGGTTTGCGCAGCGATTAGCAGTAGCATTGGAAGGTGACCTTAACAAGGTATATCAACTACAGTTACCAGCTACCTCTATCTTTGGGGAGACAAAAGAGGGTAAGATGCCGATGCAGGGATACGCACGGTTCCTACAGGCACACAATACGCCTGCGGTGGCCATCGTTACCAACATGCGGTTTGATGAAAATAGTAGCACGCCAAAGTTGTTCTTCAAGGCAGTACGTCCGCTTAATGAAGACGAACTAAATACCGTAGTCGCTCTGAAAGATGCCCCAGAAACTCTGAAGGCTATCACCATGACGGTTTCACAAACGGATGGCGTTGTTAGTAAGGCCGCTCCTGTAGTACCTGCACCGAAGAAAGCGCAACCCCTGTTCGCCGAGGAGAGCACCACCGTTGACGAGGAGCCTAAGAAGGTTGTGACTAAGAAGGCCGCCACTGTGCCTGACGAGGCTAACGACCTAGGTTCGATCATCGACGATTGGGACGACGAGTAACTCCCCCCGCGATAACATCTCACCGCAGCTAGGATAAACTGAAAAGGGTGTACCGACACCCCTGCTGCGGTGTCTTTCGGTTTCTGGTGGTAGTATGGAAACGACAACTTTTTTAAAGAAGACGTTGGGGAGTGAGGGTTCCTTCTGTGTCTTTGCGATTCGTCAGACCGACGAACGTAGGGTGCAGAAATTCTACGACTCCATCGACGCAGTGGTTGATGCGGCCCGCAATCTTGATGATGAAGGGTACGATGTTTATTTTGCATTAGCGACGTTAGAAGCAGCGGGCAACCGCCGAGTAGATAACGTAAAACAACTTAGGGCGTTCTTCCTCGATTTAGATTGTGGTGCGAGTAAAGACTTCGTATCTCAGTACCAAGCAATACAGGCGTTGCGTACTTTTTGCAAAAAGCTAAAGTTACCTAAACCTACCATGCTTAATTCTGGGCGTGGTGTACATGTCTATTGGCCCTTAACTGAACCCGTATGCGCGGACGACTGGGTACCGGTAGCAACCAGATTAAAAAACTTGTGTAAGCAGCACGGCTTTGGGGCAGACCCTGCCGTGACTTCTGACGCTGCACGAGTACTACGTGTGCCACACACGCATAACTACAAGGTTGACCCTCCTGCGGAAGTTTCGTTGTTTGGGGATATGCAGCCTTCGGTAGACTTTGATAAGTTCTCAGAGCTACTCGGGGTAGATGCGATACCAGTTCCCACTAAGTATACACCCCACGGTACGAACGCCGTTATGGATGCACTAGCAGGTAACCGAGAGAACTACTTTCGAGATATACTTGTTAAGACTAGTAACGGTACTGGGTGCGCACAGCTTGGGCAGATTATACAGAACCAAGCGGCTGTCAGTGAGCCTATGTGGCGAGCGGCCCTATCCATCGCGAAGTTTTGTGTAGATGGGGATAAAGCGGCACACCGTATATCCAAGCACCACCCTGAATACAGTGCCGACGATACAGTAAGGAAGCTTGAAGCAATTAAAGGCCCGTATACATGTACGCGTTTTGACGAGTTTAACCCCGATGTGTGCGCAGGTTGCCCCAACTGGGGATCCGTAAAATCCCCGATCGTGCTTGGCAAGCGCGTAGTAGAGGCTCCGGTAAACACCGCAGGGCTGTATGAAGTACCTGTAGAAGCCGTAGAAGATATAGAAGGCATAGAGGTAGAGGTAGAGGTAGAAGCTCCGGCGCTGACTTTACCCGCTGCCCCGTTAAGCAAGTATGCCATACCCAAGTACCCACACCCATACTTCCGGGGCGCTAATGGGGGAGTATACGTAAGAACCACAGACGACGCGGGAGACCCTGACGAGAGATGTCTCTACCATAACGACTTATATGTTGTTAAACGGATCAACGACCCTGAAGTGGGTGAAGCTGTGGTTATGCGGCTACACTTACCGAAAGATGGGGTGCGAGAGTTTACGTTGCCCCTTAGCGCAGTTACATCCCGAGACGAGTTTCGCAAAGCGATGTCTATGCAGGGGGTAGCTCTAATGAAGATGGATGAACTTATGACATATACAACTACGTGGATAAACGAGCTACAGGCGAATAGTGTGGCAGAAGAAGCTCATCGACAGTTCGGCTGGACGAGCGACAAGTGCGAAGCCTTTGTTCTGGGTAACCAAAAGATCACGGCTACCGGTATCGATTTTAACCCGCCGTCGAACCAGACTGTGGGGTTGTTCTCTGCATTTGAACCGAAGGGTACCTTGCAGGCATGGCGAGACAACATACATTTTTGGGACCGTGCGGGCTTTGAACTCCAGCAGTATGTCGTCGGAGTCGGCTTCGGTACGGCGTTGATGCAGTTTGCGAATGTGCACTGCGCGGCACTACACCTGTTTAGTAAGGAGTCAGGGGTTGGTAAGACTACTGCCTTGTCGGCGGCTATCGGTATATGGGGCCAGCCCGAATCGCTCATTATGAAAGAGCGAGATACCCTGAACACGAAGATGAACCGAGGTGAGGTATATCACAACATCGTTTGGCCCATCGATGAGATAACAAACATGCCTCCTAAGCAAGCGTCGGACATGCTATACCAATTTACTGGTGGTCAACAGCGTGCACGTATGTCGGCAAGTAGTAACGTCGAGCGTCACCGTGGCAAGCCTTGGCGGTTGATGGCACTGACTACAGGGAACACGAGCATCATCGAGCGTATCAGTACCGCGAAAGCTATGCCGAAAGCAGAGGCCCAGCGGATACTAGAGTGCCGTGTACCACGTATAGCGTTTTCTTCTAAGTCTGAGACCGATGCGTTTGATAAGGCTCTGCACGAGAATTATGGCCATGCGGGTATAGTGTTCGTACAGTACATCATGAATAACCTAGATATGGTTAAGCAGGTCTGCACCGACTTGCAGAAGCGCGTTGATAAAGCAGCAGACCTCAGTGCAGAAAACCGGTTCTGGTCTGAGCAGGTCTCTAAGACTATCGCAGGGCTTACAATAGCGCAGGCAGCAGGGCTGATAGATTTCGATATTAAGAATGTGTATCAGTGGGCTACCAAAGTGCTACTCCCACAGAATAAGATTAGTTCTTTAGAGATGAACGCTACGGTTGACGATATATTAAACGATTTCTTTTCCGAGCATATAAGCCACATCCTACAGATTAAGAGTACCGACGATAGCCGTAAGACGCAGGGTAACGGGTTAGACACGCTAATCATCCCTGAAGCAGTTGCACGGGGTAAGTTAATAGCTCGGTACGAGACGGATACCAAGTTGTTTTTTGTCAAGGTTAAGCCACTTAAAGATTGGTGTGCAGAGCTACAGATAAACTACTCCCACCTGATCGCCGAAGTTATAGAGCATTGCAATGGGCGTAAGACTAAGACTCGCTTAACTAAGGGTACACACCTGAACCTACCACCAGCAGATTGTATCATGATGAAGTTTGACTCCGGCGATGATGAGTAAGCAGGGGGTAATACGAACCTATGACCTACATCCTGATGGGGTGCGGCTCATAGTAGATTGGGAATCCATGAGTATTGGAGCCTCTGTATTTGTGCCATGTGTCAATACCGAGGCAGCTTCGGCACAAGCTAAGAAGATTTTTGATGCTAAAGGTTGGCAGTTACATACTGAAATGCGTATAGAAGGTGGTACCCATCTTAACGTAATGCGTCTAGGGTTACGTATTTGGAGAATCCTATGATACACTTAGCTAGATAGTTTATACCACCCTCATGGTCCACTATCGTTCTCCTTGGTTAGGCCCTCCGCGTGAGGGCTTTTTTTTGCCTGTAGATCGTGTAGTATCAGGGTACGACGTAAATTCATACTCAGGGTATTAAAATGTGGGACTGGAGCAACGAGATATTCGACGACATGGAGCTGACTAGCAGGCAGGGTGAAGTTCTGCGATTGAAGCGCAAGCATCTATCTGAACGGGCCATAGCGACAGAGCTGGGTCTCGGCAAAACAACAGTTAACGAACACCTCAATAACTTAAAAAAGAAAGCCCACGCTAGGTTCTACCACCCAGACATTGGGCTGAACGTACCCATGCCAAAAGGTATGACCGCAACGAAAGCAACGATACAGGTCAAGGACGGGCAGGTCTTCCAGTACTGGGCCAAGACCGAATTGGACCGCGACATAGATGTTGTCAAAGCTGCTATAACGGCCTTTCTCGAACCCCTTCCCGAGCTAGCGCAACAAGAATATGTCGAAAACGGTTTAGACACGGACATAATTCCGTGGTTCCAGATCGGCGACGCACACATTGGCATGATCGCTTACGCCGCCGAAGTAGGCCAAGACTTCAATCTGGAGATAGCCGAAAAGGAACTGTGCCTAGCGATAGACCGCTTGGTAACACGTACTCCCGCTTGCGAACGATGTGTTATTAATGACCTCGGGGATTTTGCACACTACGACAACATGAGCGGTACGACGGCACACAGTGGCCACGCTCTCGACACAGATGGTCGAATACACCGGATGGCGCATGTTTACGGGAGAATATACCGGTACATCATTGAGCGGTGTGCACAGAAATTTAAATACGTCGACGTCATCATTAACCAAGGCAACCACAGTCGCGTGCTAGATCACATGAGCCAGATGTGGCTGTCTATGCTGTACGAGAACAACCCGCGCATCACGATACTTGAGAACAGTAACGTGTTCATACCTTACCGTATGGGTAACACATTCGTCATGGTGCACCACAGCGACAAGTGCAAACCCACTAAATTAGCCGACGTTATGGCAACGGACTACGCGCAAGACCACGGCGAGACTATCTATCACTACATCGACATTGGTCACATCCACCACAAAAGTATCGCTAAAGAACTGGGCAACTGCGTTGTTGAATCGTGGAACCAGATGGCCGGTGCTGACGCGTATGCTCACGAGCATGGTTGGAGGAGTCGGTCGTTTCTAACTGTCGTGGATAGATCTAAAACTTATGGTGAGGTAGGACGGCGTACAGTAACGCGTGAGGAGATACAAGATTGTCTAGGCGGGCACGAGCCGGGGACTACTGCACAAACAAGGCGTACAGTGTATACCGTGTAGCTACACAGACTAAAAAGCCCTCTGCACGAGGGCCTTGTTGGCCTACTAGTTAAATAAGTTGAACCCCTCGTCGTATTCTAAGCGGCTCTGCTCTATAGCGTACTTCATTAGTGGGCTGATAGTTACACCGTTGTACATCTTCGCAGACGTATTTTTGTGTGACTTGAGCGACTTCTTAACAGTCTCCCTATCTATACGCGCAGATGGGTGGTCCCTGTTAAAATCATCCATCTCCTCCCGAACTTCGTTCACACCCGCCAAATCACCTGCACGCATAGCGACGTAGTACTTTCTTAGTATCCCACTACGGCGTTTCAGCACTGCGCCTTCTACACGCTTGTCACGCTGGTTAATCTCTTGGTTGCGCGAGTACTCTGTAGGAGCGAATCCGAGGAACTGTGTGAACAATTCGCCCCCGGTTATATCGTCATATATAGGGTCACCGCGCCGAGTGTATATACCACCATCTTGCTGGTAACGCCCCATTACTGGTGACGCCTTATACATATTCGAGATACCCGCAGGGAGCATACTCTCTATACCGCGCTGAATCTCCCCATCAAGTACGTCTTTCACGCCACGACCGAACCGCTTGCCGACACTGAGTGCAGGGCCACCAAGGTAGTACCCGATAGACTCTTCAGCGGACGGGTCGTTGTTGTACCGATTTTGTTGGATAAGTAGTCCAGTTAGACGTACTCGATCGGCGATGTTTATACCCGTTAGCTCCGTGAACGCGCCTTTGTACCAACCCTGCCCGACAGATTTACGCACTATCTCGTCGAACTTATCGTCTTCATCATCGAACAAGAGTAGATCCGCGAGTAGCTGCACTGCACCATATAAGGGGATACCGTGTATACCTGAGAAGAATAGTGCGGTTCCGTGTAATCCGGCGAGCTGCCGAAGTGCTATAGAACGTTCTTCAGGAGTAAACTTTTTCTCTTTGGCAACAGTATCTAGCGCTACCCGAGCGGTTTTCAGCATGGTGTAGTACATCTGCATACCGTACGTTTTGTACATCGAAGCAACACGTAAGACGTTTTCTTGTGCAACTCGTGGGGCTGTTTCGAGTACAGAACCACCGTTTGTTTCTTGGGTCTCGATCATGGCTTGTTGCGCTGCCAAGTCCTTTTGTTTGTTACGGGGCATGTTAGGGTTGTCTTTGGCTATCTTACCCAGCGCTAAGTTATAGGTTGTGATCAAGGTAACCTGACGGTTAAAACGCTCCGCTTGGTTAAACATCATTGCGGAGATACCAGTTCCCGTGTCTAACGCTCGTTGCAGCTTATTACCCCGCGCTTCTCGGCCACCTTCTTCAAGGCCGAGGGCGTCCAGTATGTATGAACGGGACAGTTGCCCTCGTTCAGAAGCTACTTTGACCAGCGGCGCGATGGTTTCTAGGCGTTTGACTAGCCCGGCATCGAGTCCCAAGTCCGTACGTACTGAGTAGTCACCGTCTTTAGTGTCGTAGTATGCGTCGATACCAAAAGCTAAGGTCACCTTGTCAAGTGCTTTACCTACGCGAGACTCTGCATCAGTGCCGATCTTAGATCCCGTAACGATAGCGGTGGCTTCTTTAATTGCAACAGCAGTCGCCTTGTAACCGTACTTAGCACCCAAGTAAGGATATACAAACAGGGGGATCTGCGATAAGTTCACTGCCGCAGAAGCAGCGTTGGCCCCGATAGTGGCTACGAACGCTAACTGGTTAACGGTACGGACGTATTTTTCTATGCCTTTAGACGCGGCCCCTTGGCGTGCAAACTTACCCCGTATCAAGAGTTCGCTGCGTACGGTGTCGAATGCGGGTTTAATCCCCTTACCCTGACCGCCGCCAGCCGGTGGCAACGCTTCTTTAATCTCGTCTTCGATACCACCGATTATTGCGCCATATCGCATACGCTCAATCTGACGGCCTAGGTCGTACCCCTTGGTTCTCATGGCGTATATAGCATCGGTCATATACCCCGGAGTTCCTTTACGCTTTTGCAGTGACTTAGCGAAGGACGATTCAGGCAGTGCTTCGATGAACAAGCGCATGATTTCTGCTTGTACCGTAGGATCTACTTTGTTAGCTTTAAGCGTCTTCAGTGTCTCCCCAACAAACGATGTAGCCGGTACATTGGCGTAGTCTTGTATCTCTAGTGCACCGTCTTTGGTAGTGATAGTGCTCTGATCTACATCTGCGTCTTCTTGAAGCATCTCGGCTGCACGGTCACGTTCGCGGTAGTTATCGAACATCTGCAAGACAAATTGGTCTTTCTCGCTTTTAGCGCGGTCGGCTTTATAGCTAAACGATAAGGAGTATTTACCCTCACGCATTAACGGGAAGTAGACATCTAGGGAGCCAGACTCAAACAACTTAGCGTACACTTCTTTCTTCAGTGTAGCTGCCGCTTCAGGGCTTTCCTTCATAGCGGCGTCAATACGTCCGTAGATAACATCTCGCAACTCGTTGTACTGTGATCGGTACATGTCGCGCATGGTTGTGTAGGCGTTCTGACCTTCCGAACCTAAGGCATTCCAGTCTTTCCGCTGCGCTTTCCATATCGTGAGGAGGTTCTCACCGCTCTCAGAGGTCTCACCTTCGTATTTCTTACGGGCCTGTGCGGTAGTCAGCGTAGGATCTACTTGGTAAATCGTCGCGCCGTACTCTTCACTATATATTAAGTCGTTCAGGGTTTTCTGCCCTTCCACACCAGCCTTGCTAGCCCACTTATCGACTATCTTAACTTTCTGGTGTACTCGATCGTCAGACTGGCTCATAGCGCCGCGCTGGTTTTCGAACGATACATGCAGGCGGAGACCAAGATCTTTAAGGCCCACAGCTTTTGCAATATCCGCAAGGGCTAGGGAACCTGTAAGTTTTGGTAGTAACGAACGAACACCGTCAGCTGCATTACGCAACCACTGTGCAGAACCGTCGGCCCACTCACCCCTAAACTTATCAGTTAGTGGTAGAGCTAGGTCTTTCTGTATGGCTCCAATAGCCTCCATCTTCTGCTTAACACCGGAACGTGTGGAGTTCATGAGTAGTTCCCCCGCGTTACGCGAGTCCGGTGCCGGTGCAAGGATAGCTTCTATAAACCGATCTGCTTCGGTCAAAGCGGAATCAACCTCTTTAGGTGGGATACCGACTATCTTACGTAGGAAGTTACCGACAGAGTTAAAGAACCGTTGCAGCGCGGAGATCTCTTCGCCATTCGGGTTCATCGTAGCTAACTTCTTTTGGAACTCCGGGTTACTGAACGCTTCAGATACAAACTCATCTACGTCTTGCGCACCATACGCACTGTCAAGCATATCTTTCACGTCGTTAAACAGCTTAGTTAGCTGTTTAGTCACCGGGTGGCTTGGGTTAGCTAGTGTGGCCGATACCGCAGCGTGCGTTACTTCATGAAGCACTACGTGAGTATTTGTTCCTGTAACACTATCTAGCTTGACAGTGTTAGTCTCGGGATCAAATAAGCCTGCGACAGGGTTACCCTGCGCATCCTGCAAGTCTTCGACGACCTCTACCTTCGTATCACCAGCAACACCAGCCAATTTACTAGCTGCTGTAGACAGTTTAGTGTTCGGTGTAGTTCCCGCGATAGCCTCTAAGGCACCTTTAAGATTGCCAGTACCTATCATAACCCGAGCACGGGGGTGCATTGGAGCATCCATAGCTACTACGGCATTACGAGTTATCTTCTTCTCAAAGATCCTAGTTAGCTCGTCAAGGGCGAGTTCGTCGAGGTTGGCACGTAGGTCTTCCTGATCTTCAAGATCGATCTGTGCCTGTTCAGCGGCCTCTCGTGCAGCTATCTTGGCCTCTCGTGCACGGAACAATTCTATATAGTCGGTGTTCTCGATCCTTTGCACATTGCGAAGTTCTTTTTCAAGTGTCGTATCGATCCACGCATTAGTTTCTTTGGACAAGTTTTTCTTAGCCCAAGCTAGCGTCAACTGTGCAGGTTTATTACCCATACCGTTGTAGAACTCTATCTCACCCTGCGGCATATCAGGAGTCTGTCGGAACTGTTTTGTCTGGTTAGCTACGTCGAATATGGCTAGGTACAGGCCATCGATCGTGCGCTCTACCTTACTCAGATACGTTACCGCTGCATTGCCTTCCTTATCGCGTGCTGCTACACCGTCATCAAGGAGCTTGAATACCTTGGTACCATCATTGGGGGTCGTAATATCCTCCCCGATGATATTGGAATACTCTTTACTAACTTCGGTAGCGGTGCGTCTAACTTCAGCAGGTTGGGCTGCGAAACGTTCATCGCGTTGCTTAGACACCGTACGTGGTGCAGCGGGTTCTTTCTTAGCGACCGGCTCTTTCTTAGCAACTACTGGTTCAGCAACTGGCGCTTTCTCAGGTTCTTTCTTAGCGACTACTGGTTCTTTCTTAGCGACCGGCTCTTTCTTAGCAACTACTGGTTCAGCAACTGGCGCTTTCTCAGGTTCTTTCTTAGCGACTACTGGTTCTTTCTTAGCGACCGGCTCTTTCTTAGCAACTACTGGTTCAGCAACTGGCGCTTTCTCAGGTTCTTTCTTAGCGACTACTGGTTCTTTCTTAGCGACCGGCTCTTTCTTAGCAACTACTGGTTCTACAGCAGGTGTTGGCGAGGCTAGTGTAGGCTGTGTTTCGACCGCTCCACTAACAGCTTTTGCAGGGCGCTGCCGAGCCGTAGCCAATCCCTTTTGCGTAGGGGCGCTAATTCGTCCGGTATCGTCGCGTGTAAGAGGCTCCAATCGCTCGAATTCCATAGCTGGTACAATAGGCGAAAGGCCGCTTCTACTTGGCTGCGACTCAGGCTGTTCGGGTTGCTTTTTCCCACGTGGGGTAGGTTGAAATAGTTCAAGCTGAGCCTCCGGCGTACCCTCTAGCTCCCGTGCAATATTAAGTCGGGTCTGCTCAGGTACTTTCTGGTTATTAGCGAACGCGACAAACTGGTCACGAACCCCGACATCATTAAGATCTTTACCCTCGACACGTTGCCGGATCGGCGCTCTCGGGGCAATACCTAGCGTGTCCATGAACTCTTTAGTAACTGCTTTAGGCGCGACTTGTTCCTGAGTAGCTTGCTCCGGTGCTCCCTTCTTTACAGGTGAGGTCTTACGCTTACCCATACCGGGGAACGATAACTGTGACGGTACTTGTTCTTTCTTAACCGCTTCGGGTATCTGTGACTCCAGCTCGCCTAGTTGCGTATCTTCTGGGGCAGCTTGTATTGTCTGTTGCGGCGCTTTAGGGGCTTTTTCTTTAGGGCGCGTACCAGCAAACGCATCTGCGGCTCTACGGATACGGTCAGACTCTGCCTTTGTAGGTTTAGCACGCTCGCCACTGGCGATGTTACGGCTATCTAGTTCTTTAGCGAACTTACGTTCGAGGTTGACATAGCTACCGGTAGTCGGTTCAGCAATAACGGCTTCTAGTGCAGCTGCACGAGGAGCCGCACGTTCGGCAAGTTCTACACGTTTCGCATCAGCGGCTTTGGTTTCTTCTACAGACTCCCCGCGCATCGCGGCAAGGTCGGCTACCGCAGCTTCGTCTGCTCTCAGAGACTCTGCAACTGCGGCAATCTCCGCGTCGGTTAACTCTTGCTGCTCCATTTTTTGCAGCTGCTCTGTCGCCTCCATACCCCCAATACCAAACATGTCTGGAGTACGATCATCCCGTACGGTTGGGCTTCTTAATTCTGGGGTTTCTACGATGGTGTCAAACACCATGTCTTCGGTAATAGCCTTGGGATCTAAACCTTCCGCCTCTAATTGCGCTACCGCTACGTTTACCTGCTCTTCTGAGAAGTCAGTCAGTGAGCGGCCATCTTGTGCGGCCAAACTTCTTAATTCTGGGGTTTCCACAATGGTGTCAAACACCATGTCTTCGGTAATAGTCGTAGGATCTACACCATCACTTTCGAGCTTCGTTACAGCCGCTGATATTTGCTCTTCCGCGAAGTCCGTCAGCGAGCTACCAGAAGCAGTTCCTTGTTCGGCAGTGATAGGTTCTGCGCGGTTGGCGAACAATTCTCCCTGTACCTGACCTTCTTCTAGGGTAGGCTGATCGTAGTCTGGAGCGTCTTTCAGAGCGGGTCCGAGCAAGGGGGGTTCACCAGCCGTGGGATCAACCGCTTTTGCGCTCTTACCTTTTACAAACAGGTCAACAAGACCCTGCATTAGTGCACCAGACCCCGCGCCAATTGCGCCTTCTTCGACTACACCGGCGTTAACAAGTTCTGCTTCGGCGTTGTACCCGCGCTCGTTAAGGTTCTGCAATATAGCTGTTGAGGCTTCCTGCACACCTTCGGCAGTACCTGTTATAGCCATCTTACGGAAATAGTTTATTAGGCCAACAGCGTCACCACCAAGTTTCTCCATGAGGTCAGTGACCCCCGGAATTTTGATGACTCGGCCTATTGGAAGTACGTCAAGGGAACCAATGGCGGCACCGCGAAGGGTAGCAGAGCCACGTTCTTCTTCAGTAGCTCCAGCTGCACGGGCACGTTCACTCGCTTCACCAGCTCCAGCACCAACACCCAGCGCACCGGCAACACCAAGACCGGCAGCTGTAACAGCGCTAGCGGGAGCAGCGAACGCGGCGGCGGCGGCAGGCGCAGCAATACCGGCTATAGAGCCAATACCAGACGCTAGCTTGTAGGCAATAGAATCGGGATCACCACCTTCAGGACGTAGGTAGTCCGCAGTGGCTTTGATTTTTTCACGCACTGCAAGTTCGCTTTCTTCTTCTAGTAAGGCGGCTGCACCGAGTGAGGCTGCCTCACCCATACCTACAGCACCCGCACCAAAACCAGTGGCTATGTTTTCAAAGAACCCAGACTCCGAGGGGTCTCGCTCTCTCACTGACGCCATAGGGGGCATCTCCACGTCCCGCGCAGTGCCCCCTTGCATCGCTCGTATTGCATCGGCTATCTCACGAGCCGCGACTACGTCACCTGCTGCATCAGCGTTATTAAGTGCGGTAAATAGTTGCTCGATACTAGCCATTAAAGGTACCTTCTATTATTGTGAATATTTATCTAGGGCCGCTTGTTGCGCGGCTGTCAGTGTAACACCACCCACACTGTCGCCACCAGCACTAGTCGGGGCACCGAGTTTAGCGAGCTGCGCGTCTATCTGGCCCGTATGCGCTATTAGATCCCTCAGCTGGTAATTAGTCATTAACATAACTTCTTTCTGGCGAGCATTAGCGGCGGCTATATCCTTCGGGTCTTTAGAATTCGCAGCTTTTTGCAACAACATACTTAGTTGTTCGTCCTCTGCAAATGCAGCTTGTGAAAACTCCATCATTTGGGTCGCTACCTTAGCTTTTAACTGCTCATACGCTTGTATACTTGATTGAGCTTGTATAGCGTTCTGCAAGTCCTTATTAGCTTGCGCTGCCATACTATCCACGGCGGCTCTTAGATTACCTTGCTCCGCGTCCAAACGGCGATTTGCGTTACCCTCAATCCGTTCCTTATCCTGCCGAGACAGCTCAGTCATAGCCTGTAAAACTTGTCGTTTGTTCGCTTCGATTTGCTGTACGGCAACCTGACCTAGCTCTGCCCCAGTCTTCCCTATACCAACATCAGAGGCTATTGCCGCTTCTTCGAGACCAATAGCCTCTATTAGACGCGATCTCTTTGCGGTTTCCTGCGCTACGCGCTCGTCCGACATACCTTGCGAACCCCTAGCCATCATAGCCCCGAACCCACCAGTTCCGGCGGTACTACGTAGGAACGCAGACGTCCGCTCTCTTCGTGCTTTTTCGGGGTCGTTCGCCGCAGCATCGTACTCGGCTAGGCGGCCTGAAAGCTCACCATACTTATCGGCTTTCTCTTTACGTCCTAAGTATTCGTCAGAGCTTGCACGGGCAGCTGTTTCTGCATCGCCCGAAGTTCCTAGGCTACCAAGCCCAGCAGACGCGATCATTTCATCAGCGCCCACAGCTGGCGCGGGTACTTCCGTTGCGCTAAGCGTAGGTAGGCCGGCTCCAAGAGCAGGGGTTGGATCTTCTTTTGGAGCTTGTGGAGTCTCCACTACAGCGCTAGGATCTTCCGCTACAACTTCTTCCACTACAGCGCTAGGATCTTCTACTACAACTTCTTCCACTACAGCGCTAGGATCTTCCGCTACAGCGCTAGGATCTTCCGCTACAGCGCTAGGGTCGCCCATAAACATAGTTTTATAGTCTGTCGGTGCTGTTTTTGGCTGCATTTCTTGTGCGTCAAGAAGCTCAAGAATCTCTATATTGGTCAGACCTGCCTCTTTGTCTGGGTCTGTCGCTCTCAGCGTTTCACGGTACTTCCTAACACGAGCCAAATCAGCGAACTTCTTCGCACGGCCCGTACGGCCCTCGACGCCTTCACCCGCTGCATACCCAACGATACCACCGGCAGCCATCTTCGCAATCTGTGGTTTAACTTGGCTGGCCAAAGAACCTAGACCCTGTTGAACACCCTGCATAGCTTGTGGCGTCGCGGCTCCTTGTTGAGCAACCTTCTGCACGTTCTTTTGCTGCTGTGCCTGACGCTGCTGCATGATGCCTGCGGTTTGCTCAGTCATCTGCTGCTTAGTACGGTCTACAAGCTCACGCTCACGCTGCTGTTTGATAGTCTGTGGGGACTGTGCCATCTGCATCTGTATATCGCGAGCGGCAGCGTCTTTCTCAGACTTCAGTTTCTGTAAGGCAAGCAGGTCTAACAGTTCTTGATTCTGCTGGTACCGTTGCTGTAAAGCTTGCGGATTACTCCGGTAGGCGTCTACCTTTGTTTGAATTTGTTGATCAATGCCAGCCATTAGGCGTCTCCTGCATCGGTACCCGAGTCGTTACCGGTAAAAAGGTTGCCGAGGAAGTCAGTGATACCTCCGGCCCCACTCAAAAAGTTTGACAATTCACTAGGTTTGGAGTAGTTATACGACTGCGCCGCGATAGGTAGACCTTGTAATAGCGACTGCATGTACTGCACCTGCTTATACGGGAAGTCTCGCTCTTCTTCGAACTGCGCACGATCTGCTGACATACCCTCTTGCGCGATACCTCGCTGTACCCCACCAAGTTCGGCTTGTCGAGCTAGAGCTTGCAACCCGTACTGATTTGTTAGGTTCTGCGCTTGCTGTTGAGCACCTTGCTCGACGTTAAACTGCTGTTGGGCTTGGTTGTACGCCTCGTTGTATCCTTGACCTGTAATACCCGCCATGTTCTGCAACATGTTACGTACGTTCTCAGACTCCATAATACCTTGGCGTGACCCACCATACGCTCCAGCTTGGGTAAGACGACCAGCGTCCCCTAAACGAGCAATCTGTGCTTGGCGTTGCTGTTCCGCAAGTTGTGGTTCGAGAGCATTTTGTACATAGGGGTTCATGTACTGCTGTGCCGTACCCTGACTTGTAAACGATTGTGGGGTAACTGCACCCATCTGCTGTGTGGGTACCGTTAAATTAGCGAGACCTTGGAACGCCGACTGCTGTCCCGCAGAGGCACCGGCTGTTAACGGCCCTTGATATGCTTGATATGGCGCGTTACCTAGCGCGGCACCTTGCCCAAGCATGTTCGTTACGTATGGACCTGCCCAATTGGATAGGGAGGACTCAGTACCTGTTTGACCTGTAGATTGCGTCGTCATAAATCACCTCACGCCGGTATAATTTTACGGGGATCGATCTCTTTCCCCTGTTTATCGTTACCCGTGCGCTGTTTGCGTATACGGGACATCATTTCAGATAATACTTTCGCGCCGGCATCGGAGTTACCGTTACCTAGGTGGCTAACTACATCTGCGGGGATAACAAACTCTCCATCGCTCAGTGCAGCGGGCTGCGTACCGTCTATGTTCGCGGGCACTTCGTCGGCCATGCCATCACTGCTGCCGTTTAAATACTTACCTTCCTTCATAGCGATACCCGCTAAACCACCTTGGGCCATACGGACAACCCCGCCGCTAGCTCGTTGCTGCACGCCTTCTGGCTCTGGTTCACCAGCGTTTTTACGTGCTAGAACCTCTGCCTGTGCGGCGGCTTGTGCCTGTGCAGCGGCTTGAGTTGGACGGTTTTGCGCTGTTGGGGTAGCATACTGCGTATCTGTAAAGTAACGACGTCCACCACTTCCGGGTCGGCGCTCTTCTCCAGCGACGCTATCTTGCTGAGGCACTCGTTGACGCACAGCGGTAAGGTCGGGGATACCACCTTGATACCCTGTCGGCGGTACCACATCATCCCCTATGCCGGACTTATTACCTAGGTAGCTAAGCCCCATTATACCGAGGGCCTTTACCCCCTCAGGACTAGTTGCCCAATCCATTCCGCCACTACCTAACTCTTTTATACTGCCCCATGCGTCCCCGAACCAGTCATTACTTTCGTCAGCCATTAGCGACCTCCAATCAATTTTAATAATTTGTCAGTAGTACTCTCTACTTTTCCGCCCTCAGCGTAGGGGCTAAGAAACATGTTTTCCTGATTAGGGGTAGCGAATATACTGTTAAAGTCATATAAGTACCCTAATTGTAACGGATCAGCGCCCTTTACGGAAACTTGTTGTCCTCCGGCATCTTCTGCATCTAATAGCAACTGTAAAAACTTGTTTTTATCAGCCTCGTTCTCGATGTTAGTCCGAATGTTTTGTTCAGATTCGATTACCTGCTCTTGTGTCTGGTCTATCTGCTCTTGTAACGCGGTCTCTGTATCTGAAATAGTCTCATATATACCAGTAGGATCGGTGTTCGCGAATGGGCTTGTGTCCGCAATCGTAACATCTTCACCTATTAAAAGAGCCTCTAGCATGGTTTGATCTAAGGCGTCAACAAGACCGTCGTTATTTACGTCGTACTTAACCCGCGTAGCTTCGTCCAGCTCATTTACAACTTCCGTCTGTGCAATAAGGTCGGCAACAAAGTCAATGTCTACCTGCGTCACTTCGGTAGCGGCTTTACCAATTATATCGGATACCGCGTCGATCTCATCAGATATGGTCGCTTCGCTTTCTGCTAGTGCAGCTAGTAAGTCTTGTTCTGTGGAACCTATCTGATCTAGTAACGCTTGTTCAGTAAGCCCAAGATCTGTCGATACATCTGCTATCGCCTTGGCAAGCGCCTCATCCCTACTAAGTCCCGCTGTCTCGTTCGCGTCTATCGCATCACGGAGGTTTGTCTCCACATCTGCAACGTCCGAGGAAAGCTTATCAATACGTTCGTTGAACAGGGTCTCGGCGTTTCCGATAGATTGCTCTAGTTGGGTTTGCGTCAGCCCAAGCTGGTCGAGTATGTTTTGTTCTGTGTCTCCAAGGTCAGTAGCAACCTCTGCAATTGCATTTCGAATAGCCTCGTCGCGTTCTTGCCCCGCAGTCTCATTTCGAGCAATAGCCCCATAGAGGCCAGTCGCGTCGCGGGACTCATCTACGTCGGGAGTTGACGGATCATCGGCTACAGCCGGATTCCCTAGGAGAGCATTATCAAAAGTAGGATCCCCAGTAGGATCACCAGTAGGATCACCAGTAGGATCGGCATCAGGATCGGCATCAGGATCGGCATCAGGAGCTTCGTTTGGATCTTTAGCGATAGTATCGTCGAGGAAGTTATACAGCCCCGTAGACGCGGTTTCACCATCTGCCGGGTCACCATAAATGTCCGCTAAGCCAGATACATCGTTACCAGAGTCCCTAAAGTCTGTAAAGGTCTCACTGATAGTTTCTGCAACCTGTGCGTCAGTAAGACCAGCGTCACGCAAAGCCTGAACTGCACTATCGATAGACTCGTACAGAGCATCCGTATCAGTACCCCCAGTAGCCGCCGCACCAATAGCGGTATTGAGCCTTCCAACAGACTGGTCAATCGCAGCAACCGCAAGCCCAGAATCACCGAGAGAATCGATCATGGTCTGTTTGATAATATTTAGCGATTCTTGCATTTCTGGAGAAAGACCGCCTTCCCCTGCCATGCTCACACCCATCTCGTCAATAATGGCAATGATAGAGTTATATCGTGCAGTGGGTAGGTTACCTTCAGCCCGTCCCGCCAGATCGGTCTCCATATACTGCCCGATAAGCGCTTCTATATCTTCAGCTGCGGGTCGAGGTAGGCCAAGCGCAGCATATGCCGCCGTAACTTCTTCGTCAGTGACCATGCGGGGATCGACGTACGTATCTACGGCTTCTTGTTGCTGTGTCTCCTTAACCTGTCCTACAAAACGAGCAACCTCAGCATCAGTCGGATCGTATCCCAGAGCTTCTAGGAACTCTCTCGCCTCACCTGCATCGGTGTAGAGTGGGTCAGCGAAGGCTGCAATTGCTTTTTGCTGCTCAGCTTCTGAGGTAGCCCCGACGAACTGGTCAATCTGCGCCTTGGTAGGTGTAAAGCCTAGGTCGTTGAAGTATTTTTTCGCTTCATCGTAGTCAGTGACCAGCGGATCAGCGAACGTGATCATGTCAGCTCGTTGGGAGGCTTCAAAGTCTGCCTCTCCTTGCCCTATGAATTCCGCAATTTGTTCGGCTGTTGGGTCGGTTAGACCCTGATCCTTCAGAGCCTGCGTAGCTTCCGCTTCTGTTATCTGGCGAGGGTCAACGTACTCAGCGATCGCCGCTTCCTGATCCTTTTCGTCTTTCTGACCTACAAAATTAGCAATCTCAGTCTCTGTTGCTTCGTACCCCAAGGCATCGTAGAACGCTTGTGCTTCTTCAGTAGTCGTCTGGCGAGGGTCAACGTACGCGTCCACATTGGTTTCGGTAGTAGTTTGAAAGTCTGCATCGCCCTGACCTACAAACTTAGCAAGTTCGTCAGCCGCAGGATCATACCCTAGGGCGTCAAAGTGCGCTTGTGCTTCAGCTTCAGTCGTCTGGCGAGGGTCAACAAAGGCACCGATAGCAGCCTCCGACTCGGCTTCGCTGTTCTGCCCTACAAACTTAGCGACATCAGCGTCGGTAGGCTCGAATCCTAGCGCAGCAAAGAACGCACGAGCTTCTGCTTCAGTCGTCTGTATTGGGTCAACATAGGCTTCTATAGCCGTTTCAACCTCGGTCTCAGGGGTCTGACCTACGAACTGTTCGATTTCGGCTTCTGTTGCACTATACCCGAAGGTATCCATGAACAAACTAGCTGCTTCTGCCGAATCGGTATACAGCGGGTCAATATAAGTCTCTACACTAGTTGCACGCTCACTATCACTAGTGAACCCTACAAGGGCATCAATGTCTGTTTGTGAGGGGGAAAAGTCTGGATTTGCGGTTGTGAACGCGTCGTACGACTCAGCAGTGCTTGTGTACTGGCTGTTGTCAACGATGTTCATTATGTTATTGAATACGTAGTCACTAACACCAAGCGCAGCCAGTTTTGTTTTAGCTGCTGCTTTAGAGGCCGCTGTCGAACCAGCGTCTAAGGTAGCTTTTACAAGCGCATTTACTTTTGGGTTGAGAGTTACGATAGCGTTAGATAGCATGTCGCCTGTCGAAGCTACGATTTCCCCCGCTGAGTTCTTTATATATCCCGCAGCCTCTACGATTTGCTTAGTTACTACCTCGCCTGTATTCGATACGTACTCCCCAGCCGCATTCTTTGTAACAGATACAAACTCTCCGGCCTTACTTACTCCATAGGCACCCCCTGATACGGGACTGGCAATAAGTAGGCCCATAAGCGACGCAGCGGCTATGTTTCCGGGTACATCACGTTCTGGGTCAAGATGTAATAACTTCCCCTCAACATATGTGCTGGCAAGACCCTCTTCAAAACCTTCTGAAATACCCTCTTTGTAAAAGACTTCAAAGGGGTCAGCAATTGCATCTACAAACTTAACTAGGGGGCTAGTACCTGCCTCCTTAGGCGCACGTTTGCCAAGGACGGCTTTCTCAAGTGCCTGACCACCAACACCGGCCAGTCCCAGCGTTACGACTGACTGTACTATCCCCGCCTCAAACGCTATATCTAGTGCATACGCTTTGGCTTCTAAGTCAGACATGCCTGATTTCTGGGCAACTTCTAAAGCGGAATCGTAAGCACCACTGGCAGCACCACCAAAACTCTCAGTTATGTCTGTAACAAGTGATGCATTCAGACCAGCTTTACTACCCATTGACTTGGCCATCGCAGCACTAGCACCTGCGAAACGTGCCGCGCCCTTAGCCGCGAGGGAAAAGCCCCCACCTATTACTAGTGGTAAGATTTCTTCCGCCGACTCTATCAGAATGTATTCCGCGAAGAACAACCCCGGTTGTTCCGCGATCGCCCCGCCAATAGCCTTCATTTTCGCTATTGCACGGTCTTGCCAAGGGGCGTCAGGATCTGTCTCTACCGCCATCATCTTATCCATGTCGGCTATACCTGCTTTGTATGCCGGGGTATTGGCGTCCTCTCCAAGAGCAGTCAACGTCTCTGCAAATTTAGCGAGTGCAGTGTCTGGCGGCGCGATACCGATGAGCGCTACGACGCCGTTAAATGTATTAAGCGTTGAACCTGCCGCTTTAACTATGTTAGCCGCAGTGTTGGTCCAGTTTTCGTCACCTGTCTCTTTATAGGAGTTCAGCGCCTTAGTTACAAAGTCGATTATAAAACCAGTTTTGCCCATGTCGGCACCATGGTCTTTAACAATCTCTAACGTCTCTACGGCGTTTAACTGGTTTATCCCTGTGTAGTTATACTCGCTAAACTCACCGGCAAAACTACCGTCGGGGCCACTAAGAATTGTTTTCCCCGTTGCGGCATCGTATTTACCTGTTATACCTGACGGGAGACCTGTCGCGAGGTTCTCTAATGTGAAGTCTGCGGAACTACTAACAAACTCTTTGTATGTGTTAGATTCATCATCGTAATACCGCGTAGTTGTAAGCTTTCCTTTCTTGGGATCCCAGCTTTCGGTAGTTGCAGAAAGATCTTTCCACACGCGGTTACCGTCTTCATCAACCACGACGGCAGCCTTACCATCGGATACGTCTTTCCAAGTCGTGCCTTCTGAAAGTGTAGCTTCGTTAACAACAGCATTTGCCGATGGTGTTGGCACTGCCACCGGGGATGGGTTAGCTATAAAGGCATCAAGCTTTTCTGGGGTGTCATAAGTACTAGCGAGATTGTCTGAAACAGCTTTTAGCTGCGCCTTAGTTAGAAGGCTAGGATCCACCCCTGCGGCTGCAAAAACGTTTGTTAGCGCTACCTGACGTTTTTCCGCCATCGCCTGATCGTACTGCGCGTCGTTAACATACACGGATTCGTGCTGCCCGGTCGTTAAGTAGTGCGCAGTGGCGCTCTGGTCCGTAGGAATGTTATTGATTTTGCGATATTCGGCTTCGTTGAAATCGGGAGCCATTACTTCTACAACTGCACGGTCTGCCTCAGCGTACGCAGACGATAGATCTTCGTTAAGCCGCTCAGAACTAACTGACAAGTTTGCCACTGCGTCGGCGTAGTCTTTCTCATAACCTACAAAGTCATCTTGCGCAGTAGTTATTTTTTTCTTATAGCTTTCGAGCTGTGGCGCGTAATCGGTATGCTTCTTCTCAACCGCTGCTTCCGCTTTTAAGTACTCTTTCTCCGCAGCTTCAAACTCTGCCGTAGTGTTCCCGCCGCCCTCTGCCGCTTGATACGCAGCGAAAGCAGTTTCATATTCTGCACGCTTAATTTTCAGGTCGTCCATATCCCCATTAAGGTCATCAACTAACCATTCGTATGATTTAACGGCGTTATCACGGGCTAAAACTGCATCGTCGAGGTTGTCAGCGGCTTTTTCTACCTTCTCATAGTCGCCCGTCAGCTTGTCCATCGAGGTGTTGACTGCATCACCGAAGCTAGAGTTGTCAATAGCCTCGTGCATAGCCTCGGTACCATACGCGCTCATCATACCGTTAAACGCTGCAAGCCCTTCCTCACCGCTGGTGCCATCGAAGGCCATCGTTACAGTGCGCTGAAGTGCAGTGGTGATGTATCCAATATCCCGGTCAGTAAGCGTACTATCTTCAGCCATCAGGCCGGTCACTAGATTAGTAGTGACGAGACCTTTCGCCGCCGCATTCGCTAGCATCTCACCAGTTATTTCTTGCCCCGTAAGCTCGGCTACTATACCAGCATGCACAATTTTACTGGTAATGTTCGGAACCGCTTTTAGTCCCGGATTAGCCTCAAAAAATTCACTAGACCCGTTCTTCTCCCCGATGTAACCCATAGTTGCGGACACTGCCACATCTAGGCCGCCCTTTACGAAGGCTTCCATCGGATCTTCACCGTAGAGAACCGCCACTGCGGCGTTACTGGTGCCCTTTGAAACGATACTAGTAACTAGTTCTTTACCAACATAGTCACCGCCAACCGCACCCGCAACGTTACTGCCAACTTTAGCCGCAGTCGCGCCAACCTTACCGACTGCGTATGATATAGCTACAGTCTTCAGTACTTCACTAAACTCTTCCCCGTCAGCAGCAGCTTTTGCACCGTCGATTAGGGGTATTGCCCAAGCGTTGCCCGTAGTCATAGCTGCTATTTTGGCAATCGTAACTAGTGGATCGTCTAGGGCTGCTTGGATTGTTGCTGACGTAAAATCCGCGACCGGTGCGATGATCTCGTCAACTACCCACTCTACCGGTTTGCCGATAAGCGTGTCGCCTACCCACGCAACGGCCTCTACAACAGGCTTCACAACGTTACCTATCGTCTCGACAATGGGAACAGCGACTTCTTCAGCTACGAATCGTACTGCGTCAGCAGCAATTTCTACTACGTCGACTACTACATCAACAGCAACTTCTGCTACGTCGACTACGGCGTCTACTACGGCGGCCATTTATAATCCTCGGGTTAACGGTTCTTTGCCTAAGCGCATGTAGACCACGTGTTTGTCCATCGTAGTGCCTTTAGCGACTACGCCTATATAAATCTCAGTGTCCTGTTGTTTTGCACGGCGCTGGAAAATCTTAAACGCGTTTAAAAACACAGGGCTATTAAAGGTAGTCGAATAGTGCGTATACCCTTTTTGCTGTAGGTAGTTAAAGTACTTGAACCCGTTCTTGACAAAGTTTCGTCCAGTGTCCATATTGAACGCTCTACCTACTACTTTGTGTTGGTTCTCCCCCTTACCCACTTGCGCTAAGAATACTGTATTCCCTACCTGAACTATGTCTGTATTTGGGAGCGTTGTTTCCCCCGCTATAACTGCTAATACACTTTGCAAGGGTACCCCCATATCGGGCATATTGTGTACAGCACCGGTAATAATTTCAGGGCCTTTTAGTAGCTTTTCATCACTATCTATGAGGTTCATGCGCTTACCTCCGGCGAAAACACGGCAGCGGAGTAGATGTTGCCCATACCGGCGGCGAGACTGAGCATTAGCCCTCCGGGAGCGGGGGCATCAGCAGACAGGAACACAGGGTCATCCTGCGTTCTGTTAAGGATTTTAGGCACATAGCCTTTTTTCAGGTCTTTTAATAACAATCCAGTCTCCAATAAGCCGCTCGCACCCATAGTATGCCCAATACGAGGTTTATACGATGTTGCAATAAACTCGTCTAAGCTATTCAATAGTGCCGATTTTTCCGCAGCATTGTTGACTGGAGTACCAGTTCCATGCGTCTTCACCAATCTTACTTCATTTTGGTGTGCTTTGGCTACAAATAATGCACCTTCGATAGCTTTACTAAAACCCGATCCATCCGCTCTTTGTCCTAACGGGTTTGTGTTGTCCTCTGCGGAGGTGTAGGCCCCTAGAAATTTAGCCATCGGCGTAGTCATTCCGGGGTGTTCCTTCTCAAATATAGCTAACGCCGCACCCTGCCCCAGAAAGAACCCTTGGTTTGTAGTGTCAAAAGCCGACGGCTGTCGTTCGGTCTCGTCTTTATACTGTAGACTCGCTCCAGCTTCGCCAAAGAACCCTAGCGTCAGGTTGTTAACGGCATCTTCCCCAGTAAGCACGATAACGCGGTCAAACCCGAAATTGTTCATCAGGTTCTGTACATCCATGAGGACTTTTAAGCTGGAAGCGCAGGCGCTAGCGTCTGTTGACACATGGTCATGTACCCCGAACATACTGGCGATACGGCCAGCATATATGTTGGTTAGGACTATAAAGGGTACTTTTACTTTGTAATGCAGTTCAGCTTCAGGATTCTTGTCATACCGTCCGTTGTTACCCATCCAGCCTTGGTTACCCGCAGCGAATATAAACCCAGTCTTACCTTGCACGGGGTTGTCTCGTACGTAGCTAATGGTGTCTTCATCGACCAGACTTTCAAGAAGCGTATGGGGTGGGTACTTCATCCCGCTTTTAGCGCGTCTAAATGTCTCAGGGATTATATGCGCATGCTGAGGGTGTGGAATGTCCGCGATAAGCTTCGTTTCTGTAGTGCATACGGTATTGCATTTCGTGAGGTATATCATGATAAGTCCTTAACTAAGGCTTTAACATTGTCGTATTCGCTCTCGGGGTCTTTAGTTTTGTACTCTTGCAAGAAGGTATTCAGCGCACCAATTGAGCTAATCGGCCAAAGCGCATCCATCTCCTCGCCTCCGGGAATACCATAGGCTTCGCCTAGTACGAAGAAGATCAATGTGACATCTAGGCTGTCGAGGTTTGTCGCGTCTTCAGTTATAGGTACATCAAGGGATTCGGCCACAATATAATCTGCCGTGACTGCTTTCTGCGCCGCTGATACGGCGTTGAATACTTCAAGGAAATCAAACGATTTAGTCATGTTGTCGCACCTGCTAATAGGGGCTTTCTAGTATAAACAAAACATTAGCAGGTGCAACTTTGCGCCATACCTAGTTAGCGATTAAAATACCTTGAAAGGACGCACTTACTTCGACGTTGCTAGTATCCGAAAATGCCCGGCACTCTACATCTGTTTTTTCTGGTATAGCGAGGGGGTACGGAAACGACGTTACTAGTTCGTTACTCTGCAATGTTCTGATTTCCCCCGTAGTAAACGTGTTGGAACCAAATTTTCGAAGTACGAACTTGGCGGTCACGTTTTTAGACTGTATACCCAATGCAGCGGTAAAACTAATGTCGTCTAAGTACAACGTGTACCCAGCGGGGACAGTGTATGCCGCCATCTGAGTCTGGTTGCCCACCGCTAGATCTGCATAGGTCACAGTTGCTGCTTGGTTTTGGATACTCACAGTGCCTGCGGCAGTGCCACCGGTACCTGATAGCGTGACGTACGCCCGGTTAATACGTATCCACGTACCTGATATAGCTACAGCGGACGTACCGTTAAGCGTTACAGAGACAGACTTAATATTGTAATCAGCATCAAGCCCTTCGACCTGTACGGTCTGTGCACCTGTATTAGTAACACCGTTATCTGCGGTGTTACTACTAACTATATAGGCAGTAAACGCCGCTGTAGGCCATGGTACATTGCCCCCAGAGGACCAGATAGTTTCTTCAACCCCGTTAATATCAGAGTTAAATCCAAATTTATACAGTGTGGAGGCCCCGGCGACTTGCCCTTGGGATACTCGGAGGCTGTAGGGTACTTGACATGCCATGGCGTTTCTCAATGCGTTGTCGAGCTGGTTAAAGTATATACGCAGCACTTTGTTAAACTCTTCGAACGACCTCGCGTCGTACGCTTGTGGTGGGTATGGTAGCGCCGGGGCACGAAACGGGACATCGTACTGCGTGTTATCTATCGCCATTACCGTCTCCCATCCGGTCGCATATCTATGCGAGGTGTGCCGAACTGCCATGTAACGCCCAGCCCAGTAGACTCGATCTTGACTGCAAGCTGCCTACCACGTACACGCGTGTTCAACTGCCCTGTGTACTGTTCTATCGGTAACACAGTACTACGTGTTACGGTGCCAGAACTACTACCCCCCTGCGATAGCGGGTCGTTATACCCTGATCCTGAGTTCGCTAACGGGAGCAAAGTCATGGTAGCTGCGGGAGCCGCCGCCGTAGAACCTACGAACGTAACGTCGGGCAGTATACGCCATACAAAGGAAAACTGGTGCCCATCACCCAAGTCAAACTGCGATGAGGATATTGACGCTGCAATTGGTAGCGTAGTAGCCGTTTCGTTATCGTCGGTTCCTGACTCGTGGTTAACCAGATTACTACTATAGGTAGCAGCAAGCGGGAAGGACCGCAATCCAGAATCTAGCCACGCTGTACGAGACATAGTGCCATAATACCATGTATTTTCCATGTAGTTGTATACTACATACTTACCAATATCGGTCTGGTTTGTGGCACAGTAGAACCACCAAACCTCGTGGAAAGACTCGTTAGTACCGGCAAATACTTGGTCGTACTGCTGAATGTTAAAGTCAGAGAATATATGTCTACGCAAGTCACAAGGTAGTGGTTGGGTACGCCCATCGTACTTGTAGAACTTATCTTTACCCATCCAATAAGCAACACCGTTGGCATAGGCTACAGCGTTCTGGCTCGCTATGGATATGTTCTCTCCTACTAATTGTGCGCCCCAAACAACAGGTGCTCCTACGTACTGTAAGGAGTATACGGCAGAATCAGTCCAAACAAGGATCTCTTGGCGCGACTGTTTGGCGGCCACGATCATCGTGCCCCGCGATAAAACTATACTACCTGCTTGGTTTGTCGCTGCGGGGGTCCAGTTTGTAGGATCTTCTTGGTCCGACCAGCGCACAAGCATTGGGTTTATGGTAGCAGAAGAAATCTCATTCGCCCCAAAAGCGAACACAAACCGACTAATGTCAGAAATCTCAATCATGTTCTGGGCTACCGGAACATCAGAACCTGTTAGAAGCGTCGCGCGAGATCCTGTACCTGCCGTCGCGTCCCAATAATACATGGCACCACCACGAGGGCCAAAGATTAGATCCTCACCAAAGTTAGCTTGGCTCCACAGGCGGATACTCTCTGTTGATACCAGTCCCGTACCCCAAACGCCGCCGCCCCAAGTACCCGCGCCCCAACCAGAAAGTGGGATTGCGTATGCAGCACCGACATGGATTTGGTACGCGCCTACTGTTGAACTCCCACCGTTGCCTACGTCAGACCCGTTCGCAGTAGCTACCGCTACTATTGTGTAGCTGCTGGAGTCGATTAGCGCATCAACTTGATATTCTTGGTTGAGCACATCTGCGGTAATGTTACCCCCGAGAGACACTGCGCCACTGAAAGTAACAAAATCTCCTGCGGTAGCTCCATGTCCAACATCGGATATAGTCAGTACCGCGCTACCATTTGTAGCCGCAAAGGTTACATCCCCCGCAGCGGTAGTGGCGCGTAGCGGTGTAATGTCGTTGTAGCCGCCGCCCTCTTCTAAGTAAAACTTTAGGTTGGTACCCACACCGAGTAAGTTAATGCTACCTAACGTAACCCAATTCCACAAAGACCGACATACGCCTAGGTAGGTAGTGCTCGATATACGCTCCCAACCACCAATTTTCTCTGGTAAGCCTTGACGAAACCGAACTTTGTCACATTCATACCAACCACCTTCGTTGGAGTAGCTGGTACGTTCCCGGTTTACACCGGGTTTAAATAGTATCTTTTGAAGAGGCATGGGGGCACCTACGTAGCGTCGCCAAATATTGGCGGGAGAGAGGTAATCGCGAGGGTCACACTCTGCTTTAAATTAAGCGGTTGCCCGCAATCAGCACAAGTATCGGCTGATATCTCAGATTCATCTAGGTCGTATTCGCAGTTCGCACAGATAACTTCTATCGTGTGGGTCGGTTCGACACCGGAGTCAACGTCTCGTGCAGTTACTAAGGTTTTCATCAGCATCCTCGCAATTCAAAGTGGGGGCCGTCGACAAACGCCTCAAGGCCGGTCAGTATCATAGCTTGGCCAGCTCTTTAGATAACAGATTCAGGAAATAAACTGGGTTGTTATTGTAATAAACGTATCTGCGCTTAGGCTCATCTGGGCACAGCCACAGTAACCGTTCGGTACGAGTATCAACGTGGATTAGCACCTGTTTCTCGCCACCAAGATGCGTGTCAAAATACATACCAAAGCCACCAACACCTGCGACAGATTGAACTGCTGCCCAGACCCTTGCGGATGCTGAATTGTCGAGCAGGAACAGATCTGTGGCCTGCGATTTGAGTCCGCCGTCAGCGCCGACACAATGGAGACTAGATCCACCGGTGAAACGCACATGGGCTTCCGGGTCAGGGCTTGGCACCATCGCGGTATTGCAGATCTTACGGATCTCTTGAGCCATCTCGATAACTTCATCAGCCATAAATCCAATCGCTTTAGCTGGCCATTCGTCGCGCTTTAAACTCATATCAACTCCAGATTGCTTACTTCTTGTCTTTATTGTACAGGTCGTAGAGGACTTTTACTTTCTCTTTAAGAGTCTCGATGTCCGCGTAGCTCTTCGCCAGCCAGAAAATCAAACCAACAAAGCCCACTGCGATGGGCCAAATTGCTGGAATTATTTCAAGTATGCTAACGTCCCCCATTATCGGGCCATGAGGCGATCTAGCTTCTCGTCTAATCGATCCAGACGATCCAGCACCCTATCTATGTCGGTGTTAACCTCAGCTTTAGTGACATACTCGCGCGCCATCTCTTCTCGGGTTCTGTTGAGTAGGATCTGGATTCGCTGCATCTCGGCTAGGAAACTGCGCAGTGCCCAGCTTATCACTCCTAGAATGACGGTAAGCACTCCACTCCACAATAAGCCCATGTCCATCGTATCTCCTACATTTTAGTCTTTTGCTTTATTTCGCAAGAATGCGAATGTTTCCATTACCTTATAGGCTTTGGCTACGATGGCGTCATCTTTGGGTGTGTCAGTGTAGTTGGCGACGATCGAACAGATCGTCACTACAGATGTAGCCAAGATGTAAATTGTTGAAAAAGGTTCCATGGTGTTCTCCTAGTTGCGGTATAAGTCGCGCCGCAACTCGTGCGGCAAGAACTTTATCACTCGTTATCGTCGATTGGCTCTTCTAAAGACTTGGTAAGCATATCGACAAACGCCTGCTTGCCTACCATCAACTGGTCCAGATTGAACTGGGTAGAATTGATCTTTCGATCAAGATCGCCAACATGGTTAATGATAACCTTTTGCTGATCGGTCAGTTGGTCTTCGGTGTACTCAGTGCCGTTGATCGCAATAGTCTTTGTTTTTTTCTCGGACATGTTGATCTCCTCTCATTTTAGGGGTTAGTTAAGCGGTAGCCCACGGTGTGCCACTGGCCGTTACGGGGCTGATTTGTAGGTCGATATTAGCTTGCAACGAGGCTTCCGTAGCGTCTTTGTCGATGCCGTCTTCCCAGCACCAGCTCAAAACATCTGCTTCCGTCAGGTCCGCGTAGGCGATATAGCCCGGGGCCGACGGGTCAGATGAGAAACCGCAGGTGCCGTAGCTACTCGCATTATAGGCCACTTCGGCCACTGTGTCTGTTGCACTACACCGCCAATGGGCTGTTACAACGCAGCCTTCCATAGCGGCGGGCTGCACGTCGTATTCTAGTGTGGAGATTGTCCAGTTAAATGTGGTCATATTGCGTTGTCCTCGTTAGATGTTTGTTGATTTTCGTCTACGGTTACACATTCAGAGACGTCTATTTCAACATCAGCTTCAACATATGGGTATTTGTTTTTAATTTTTTGTATTTCATCGAGCCATTGCTGGTTAGTTATTTCACCGCGCTGCACTTGCATAAACATTGGGTCAGTGAATTTAACATAATCCGATTCTCTAATCTTTCGTAAATTCTCATTTACATTTTCTTTCGTGAATATTTCAGTAGCCATTTTTGTCCCCTTTATGCAATTGTATTTGTAGTAGTAAACATTCTTACGCTACCAGCTACGGAATACCCTAAGAGTGCAATAGTTCCTCCAGCATTAGTAGCGTTAACGTAAAGGCCATCATTTGCTATTAAGTAGGTACTAACTGCTGAGGTTAAGTTTTGCTTAGTAATTGCGTACACACAGAACTTGTTAGTTCCATGCTCATTAGCATACAAGATTCCCGTTTGTGCATCGTTAGTAGATATAGTGCTAAAAATACCGCCGCCGCTTGCTCCGATTACAGCTTGCATTCGTGTAGTTGCGCCGCCGAGGTACTGAACGCCATTTAGGTAGAGGTCTTTGAATGCATTGCCGTTTTGGCCTAAGTCAACGGTATTGTCATTTATAACCCCTTGAGTTGTAGGCAATACAGACTGAGTTGCGAAAGTAAGACCTGCGTGATCATCCGCTGTACCCGAGATGTAAAGATTATTGCCCCCGGAAACACCAATACCGCCAACGGTTGTGCCGTCTTTTCGTATTTCGATTACGGTGCCATCAGAACCTTGTCTATTCAAATATAAAGGAGTACCAGTACCTGCAATCTGTATTTGACCTGCGTTAAGTGCAATGCCCGTACCTGATACATCGTTATACACAGAGTTGCTAGTGGTACCCACGAGTAAGTTGCCCGAGCTGTCGATTCGCATGGCTTCTGACCAACTAATTGCTGTGTCTGCTGTGCCGCTTGCGGCTACCTGAAATAAATGTTGACCAGAAACTTGATAGTAATTGGTAGCTGCTTTAGTTGCTATGTACTGCCAACGATCATTATCATTATCATAGTAAGCATTGGAAGCTAGGCCACTTTTATCTTCATCACCAGAACCTCTGCCATAAACTGCTGCTCCAGTGCCCACTTGTAAACCTATAAAGTCATTAGCTCGCCAAGCCTCTGGAACCACGCCAATCCCGACATTGCCCGAGCTGTCGATTCTTACCCTCTCGGTGTTGTTTGTGCCAAGAAGTAAGTGGCTGTTAGACCTATTGAACATCCCAACGCCATTGCCTGAGTAAAGCTCCATCGTGTCTGCTGAGGTTGCATCTAGCCAGATACGAGCATCTGAGGTATCAGCAACGTGCAAATCAGCAAGAGCATTTGGTGAGCTCGTACCAATCCCGACATTGCCCGAGCTGTCGATTCGCATCTTCTCGGTAGCGCCAATATTAAATCGATGCATTGCCGCTACATTTACCACGTCAACGTAAACTGCACCAGAGCGGCTGTAATGCTGTATCAAGTTAGATGTTCCAGAGTATGCAGGGCCAAATTCAATACCGCTTGCTCCGCCGTCTGATATGACGGTTTTATAAGAAGGAGAACTCGTTCCGATACCTAAATTTCCACTGCTGCTGATTTGCATACGCTGAGTATTAGCACCGCCAGCGGGTTGTGTGTAAAAAAGCATGTCAGCAGCGTCATCTGCACCTGCCCTGCTTGAACGAATCAGACCAACACTGTCTCCGCCGTTTGCAAAAAATATGCTGCCAATAGCGCCGTCAGTTGACCTATTGCCCTCTAAACTTAAGATAACACCAGAATCAATTGCGTCGGTATTAATTACGGTACTACCGTTAACAGTAGCGCCACCATCAACAGTCAACCCATCAGCCGTCACCGTACCCGTTACATCAATGCCAGTGGCTGTGGTGGCTAGTTTAAGGGCGTTGTCATAGTAAGCCTCAACAGCTCCATCGCTTAATACACGCAAACCGTTCTCGTTGCCTGCACTTTGGATATAAGTGTTTGATGCGCGGATAAACAAATCACCTGTGCCAGTA